TTAAGCTGCTAGCTTTGGTGGTTTACTGCGCTTAGCTGATTTCTTTTCAATAGTAAGGAATTTCAGTCCGGGTGGGGAGGTGTGGACTCGCATATGCCCTTCCCCTATTAGAAAATTCTTGTAGCTTGCGATTGCAACATTCCACGCTTCTATTGCAACCTTTTCACCTGTTTCAATAATATTGCCATCTTCATCCACAATGGCCAGCAGTGCAGGCTTTCCCTCCGCTGTTTGAATTGTAAGACCTTCAAATATGACTGCGCTCATGTTGGCACGGTCAAGACTTCCTACCTGAATATTCCCGATACACATTTTATTCCCCTAAGTTAATTAAGCTATGGCTAGGTTGGTTTCTTGCAGCCTTTTTAGCCTGCATCTAAGATTTTTAATTGCTCTTTTCTCTCTTGTATGGTGTGGGATTCCTGTTTTTTTTCCATTAGGAAAGATCAGGACTGGATTTTTTCGTCCTTGCCGTAGCTGGCCTCCGGCTGCGAGGATTGGCGCAATAATAGCGTGGATTTCTTTTTGCATATCAATTGGTGAGGTGGGGTAATTAAACAGCCCGCTATGTGGCGGGCTGTTTGTTACGCTGCGTCAGGAAGAGTGAGAGGCAAGCTGAGCATGGTGTCGCATATGGCTAGCACTGCCCATGGTTCGCTATGGATATATATATCGCCGGTTTCTATTGAGTAATGCATTGAAAGATTCCGTTTGGCTGCTAACGCTTTTACTACGCTAAGCTGTATACCTCTCGTTATGACAATTATGCGAATGTGTGGGCCGGCATTCGTTTGAAGGTGTGCGTTTATATGTTCAATGCAGATAAGAGACTGGCCCTGAATGTCTGCTAGCAGTTCTTTCATCAACCGTAAATGCCTATGGATTTCTGGCATGGCTTTTTGTAGGTTATGGAATTGTTGTTGAATGTCGTCTTGAATTTTCATTGAGTGGAGTCCTGATGGTATAAGCCTGTTGGGAATTGATTATTGCTTTATTTTTTCCAGTACATAGAAGTTTTGCCATTTGTACTATGCTGGCGCTGTATGTGCAATGCGCCTATTGCCATGAGCTTAGCGATATCGCGCCTAGTTTGGTCAGCATGCTCATTTTTGGTTTGTGCGTGCAGCTGGGGAAAGGTATACCGCTGGCGCGATTCCATTGCATCAAAAAGCATTAACTGCCTTTCAGTCATTTTGACTCGTAGTGGATTGGTGAAGCCGCAGGCTAATAATTGCGACATCATCCCCTGCAGCGGAATGACGTTATGAGGGCGCGCTATCATGCGGCTAGCCCTTCTGGCAGTCCTTGCGTCAGGATCGGCCTAAGCTGCTGCAGGTAATCAGCCCATACCATTTGCAGCCGGTGTTTCGGCATGCGCCCCCATTCCGGACTTGCCAGGGCTTCGGCAAAGGTTTGGCCTTTGATACTGAGTTCTGCGATATCGCGGCCAGCCAGATCGGCATTTGGGCGGCGCAGTGTGACAATGCCGGCGATGCGCTCGCGGTTTTCGTGATAGACGCTGGAATCCCGGAATCTGCGGCCGTCTCGTTCAACCGGGCCAAAGTGTTCGTTTTCCCATACCACTATGGGGGCCGAAGTGCTGTCCAGTAGCGCCGCTAGGCCGTCTATGGTGTCGTCCATCGCCTGGCCGCCGACAAGTACGGTATGGATAAACACGCGGCGGCCTGCCGCGTTGAGTACGTCAATGGCGCCGGTCTCTGCTAGATAGCCCGTCGCTGGAATGAACGATGTCGCGCCGTTGTCGATGACTGCAGGGCCGTCATGCTCAAGCAACCACTCCACCATGGTGTCAAACTGGCGGCTGTTAATCTGGTTATCGTGGTTCAGGATATCCAGCCCCCGCGCTTGCAAGGCAGGGAAATGCATCAGGGTTTTGTTGACGGGATCGGTATCGACTCCCAACGGACGAATGCCAAAAATGGCCCAAATCGCTTGGGCGAGAAGGCTTGTGATGTGCGACTTGCCTACGCCGCCTTTGCCTTGAAGCGTAATGTGGGTGTCGTTGTATGTCATGAGTTCACCATTTTGTTTTTCCGTCTCTGAATTTCCCGTAGTCAAAGCGACCTGATCGGATTGACTGAGGTGAGGTCTTGGTGGCCGGCGTGGTTGCGATGGACATATTGGCCGCGCTGGCCGGGATGTTTTGGGTTGCTTGGGCATGGGGTGCTTTCTTGTTTTCCTCGCGGCGGCGTTCACGATAGAGCGCGTTCCGGAATTCAACGTGGCTCATGTGCAGGCCATCGGCCGCCAGTGCCTCGATGATTTGGGCGTGCCTGACTCCGCGTTCTATTGCCGCCTTGATTTGTGGTAGGAGGCTGCGGAATCGTGCCGCTTTGCTCTCGCCTGTTCCTGCTAGAGCCGCAAGCAACTGGTTGGCGTCTGGTTTGCTCATGGGGGCTAACAAACTGCTCACTTTCCGCTAACGGGACGCTTTCGGCGCGCTCACAAACTGCTAACGGCCGGTGACGCGTGCTAACGGAAATGAGCGTAAAAAAACGGCTGGTTAATCCCAGCCGTTGGCGGTGTCGGCGCGCAGGTAGATCCGTTCTGCACGGTCGTTGATTCGTTGTCTTGTGCGATTCCTGCGGGTGGCCATTTCTGGCGGTAGGCCCGGAGGGGCAAAGACGCGCAGCAGCTGTTCGCGTCGATGCATCTGCCGCACGATGTAATGGCGCAGGCTCATTCCATTTCGTCTATCAACTGCGCTTGCTCTGCAATGGCTTCTCTGAGCCAAGTGAGCGAGGAATCCAGATTGTCGGCCATGGCTTCCAGTGATTGGCCGTGAGCGGATCGCAGCTGACTTTCCGGCATTTCGCTGATTGCCTTGCGGGCCTCGTTGAGTTTGGCTTGCAGTTGCTCTTGCAGCTGCTCAAGCCCTTGCTTGAAGGCTTCCAGCGATGTCTTGTCCAGGTGGTGCATTTTTCATTCTCCTTAGATTCGGCAGCGCATGGCTGCATCCGATAACGTCCAATTGGGCGCTATCGGGTGCAGGCTTATGCCGACCAGCGGTTCAGGGACGCGCACGTTGTTTATCGTGCGGCTGGCCGGCATAAGCTTGGTGTCCATGCCTGACTATGTCGGGCATGCGGTTACGGCATCGGAACGGATGCCGTGACGTTTTCATAGATTGTTAATGAGCGGTCTACTTAAAGTAGGTTTGCACATTTTACAATCAAAAGTAGATGTGTCAACTAAAAGTTCATTTAAATGAACTTTATTTCTTCGCTTAGATGGTTCTATTCTAGGTAAGTTGTTATTATTCATTAACTTAGGATGTGTTGGCTGGTTGGCCTGCGCGTCAAGCCCTATTCTTTGGAGGGAAATTGTAGGTTGCAAGGTATATGCGAATGACACCGGAAGTTGTTTCGATGTTGCGAGAGGTGACGCCTTTGGCCATGGCCCAGCTGGTGCCCTGGCAGCGGTCGTTGCTGGCAATGTCGGATCAGGATGATTTGAGGGCATTCTTGCTTGGGCTGCAGTACAGCTTGCCTGGCTCGCCTCCTTTGCTGCTGGCCAGGATGTCGCGTGACATCCCGTCACGAACACCTATCTTGGCTATCGATTTGGGATGGCCAGGGCGTTGGCTCGACTTGTATCGGCGTCGCTCATGGCATGAGGTCGATCCGGTGATCTTGGCCGGGGCGGGGAGGCCGATAGTATGGTCCGACGAACTGGTGCCGCAGGAAGGTGATAGTAGGCGGCTGCGTGATTTCAAATCAGCCTGCAAGCGGGCAGGGATGATGCATGGTCTGACCTATATTGCGGATCGTGATGAATGTAGGGTGATCATTTCGATGATCGGTGAATCGGTCGAGCGCGAGGCTTACACGAGGCAGATGCTGTCTTTGTTGCTGCCGTCCCTGGCAGATGTTGCCGCCCGCGTATTGGCGCGGGATGCACGAATGGCTAAGTTTACGGATAGAGAAAGGGAGGTTTTCGACTTGCTGGTATGGGAGGGGCTAACGCAAAAGGAGGTGGCCAAGCGCCTGGACATTGGCCTGAGTACGGTAAAGCTGCACCTGAAAAATATGAGAAAGTTACATGGAGTCAAGACTTTATCTCAGCTTGCGTATCGAGTTGCCGCTGTGGAAGGGAGTTAGAGAATCGTTGAAGTAAGTACAAACACGTAATTAGACGAAAGTCTAGTTTTGCTCGTTTGTTTGAACGCGTATAGTTCGCGCTGCATCTTCGAACTACCCAAAAAGCAGAAATAAAAATGCACAAAAATACGGAAAACACAGAGTTAGTTGCTGAGGTACGAGTAAGAATTAGAAGTGATGGCAGCATTCTTGTTGACGAGTGGGGCGATGCCTCGCGCGCGTGGGCCTTTATGCTCAGTTCGGCGTCTATGATGGCGCAGCGTCGTCCCTTGCCTGCAAACGCGGCATAGGAAATTACCCTGAATAGAAAAAGCGGCCAACTGGCCGCTTTTACTTTTTCTTCTGCAGGGTGTCCGCCAAGCCTCTCAAAAAGTCCGCTAGCGCGTCGTCGCCCTGGGCGACTAGCCAACTGGCCAGTTCTTTCGGGTCGGATATGGCAATGGTCCGATCCGGGGGCGTGGTCGGTTCTGCCATGGGGGCATCGTGTCGGGTGATGGTGATGCTGGGGCTGGTCACGGTGATGTCTGCCGTGAAGCTGCCATATTCCAAATCTGCTGGTTTTACGCCAAAGAGTTCGGCTAGCTTTGCAAGCTTTTCCGGACGCGGTCGGGCTGCGCCGCTCATATAGCGCCGCATCATCTCGTAAGTGACTGGAACCTGCGTGGAAAACGGCTTGGGTGTGAAGCCGTGTAGCTTCATCAGGGTGCAGATGTTCCGGGATAGCTGCGTTTCAGTGTTCTTTTCTTCAACCATAAGTTGAATGTTATCTGGATTAGGTAGCATGGTCATGTCTATTTAAGGTTGCTTTTTATGAACTTTGGATCGATAATCCCGGCCCATGAAAGAAGCAACACCTATTGACGCCGTTTTTGCCCTGCTGGATGGGCCTTCTGCTGTCGGCCGGGCCTTCGGTCTGACGCCATGGGCGGTCTGCAAGTGGCGAGTGAAGGTTCCCGCAAGTCGTTGTATCGACTTGGAAAAAATGACTGACGGACAAGTCCGTTGCGAGTCTCTGCGGCCCGATATCGATTGGGCCTATCTGCGCGGGACAGCCTCCTCTGCGGTATCGACTCCAACTTAGATTACTCCTCGTTCCCTTGCTGTCAGCGGGAACGTTTGCCGGCTTGTCCGGCTTTTTTCTTGCGCGGGGTCGCAAGTTGCGGCCTCTGTAAATGACATTGGTAAATATGCTAGCTGGAATAAACATGAATTGCATGCGCCATAGTTCGCACAAAACGCCAATAGCGGTGATTCGGGATTACGTAGACCTTTGGCGCAAGCAGGAGGGCTTGAGCCGTCAGGCTGCAGCCGCCCGGATGGTGGAAACCTATTTAGTCATGGGTTTCGAACGCGTGTGGCCCATTGATTTCATGGTGGAGGGCGATGCGTATCAGGTGCTTAAGGCCAATTCGGATCGGATATGGCGTTGGCTGGATGATCAGATGAAAGAAAAGAACCTGCTCAATTGCAATGCCATGCCGGTGGTCCTGATGACATTGCCGCTGAGCATCCGCTTGCAGTGCTTGACCGAGTTGCTGGCGCCGCTGGGCATGGTTCCGGCTCAGTTGCTGATGCATGAGCCAGCGGGTAGCCATGCCGCATTGATGATGGTGGCCACGAAAGAAACCGGGCTAGGTTTGTCAGCGTTTGCAGCCTTGGCCGAGGACATGACGCGAGAGCAGTTGACGAGAGCAAGAGCGGGCTTGTCTGAGTCGATCAGCGCCAATGCCGAGTTATTGCGGTTTGTGGACTGCGCTTTGGCTCAGCCGGCTGAAGGAAGGTAGCGCGCAGATGTCCGACTGGCTGCGCATGGAGTTGTACCGCATGGCTTGGAAGGTATCCAAGGCCAAGCCGGAGGATAAGCCGCGGCTGCGGCGCCGCCATATTGAGCTATTGAAAAAATCCTTGGGGAGCCGGGATGGAGTGGGTGAGGGTAAGCGGTGACGTCGTCGCTGATGCCGCCTATGTGCTGAGCTTGCCGACCATACAGCTACGAGAACGCGAGTTGAGGCGCTTGGGCCGAGTCTACGGCGCTGGGCATCGTGAAAGCGTGAGCCGGGCAGCTAAAGAGAACTGGCCGGCGGCAGAGTCGAAATTGCCGCCGTTGCCGATGGAAAAACACAGTAACCCGCGACTTGCCGCGCTTGCGGCGGTTGGGGGGAAGGGGGGGCTATGAGAATTCTGCTATCTGAACTAGAGCAGGCGACTTTGTTGGAATGCAGCTTGGAAGCATACCGACTGTATGTGGCCGGTTTGCGGCCGTGCATGGACATGCAGACAGGCATTGTCGGCCGAGGCTATCCCGTTAGCCGCGCCGTGCTGGCCATCAATTGCCAGTACGTGCCGCCGCGTGGCAGCCAGCGGCCGGCCTGGCGGCCGTCGCATAAGCAGGTTGACGCCTTGATTGAGGAGCTGATCCGGGTTGGATTGGTCAAGCGTGCCGCTGCAGTGCAAGAGGTGCAAAAGCTGGTGGTGAAACTGCCGTTGGCATTGGTGCGTCCGCAGGAGGAACGGGACATGAAAGGGAAAGGCAGAGGGGGAGAGCTTAAGGCGCTGAAAACCCTTGTCTGGAAACATTTTCCTGACCGTTTGAGGCGACTGGAACAGGACGGGAGCGGGTTGAATGAACGGGACATATCGGAGAGTCAGGGAAATAAATATACATACCCCGCGCATGAGAGAGGGGCCGCAGGACCGACGAGCCCGGCGGTGACGCTGGTGATTGCCGCGCGTCGGCTGGGGGTGAAGGTCGGTGGCGCTGCCCACCCTGCCGTGCAGGCATGGGCAGATGCCGGGGTGACGGTTCCGACGTTGGAAGAAGGCATCGCCCGCTGTCGCGCTTACATCCCAGCGGATGAACAGATTCCGGTCAAATATCTCGCCAGCGTTTTGAAGTCGATGGATGGGGAAGGAAAACCGTCTGCAGGGCATGCCATACGCCGTGGGCTGCGAGCGGTGAAGGGTGGCCAAGCTGGACGGTCTGCGCCGGGTTGGCTAAGCCTGCCATCTACGGAAGCGCATGAGGGGGCGGCGGTGGCGGGGAATGTGAAGGGGGGCGCTGATGGATGGATTGAATAAGGCGCTGCGATATTTTGATGGGCTGGCTGTCTTGGGGCGCATGGTGCCGGCGACGGGCATTTGTACCGTGCATGGCGAGTATGAAGCCGAGCTATTGCCGGGGCGGAAGCCGATTTGCTTGAAGTGCAGTCAAGAGCGGGAGCGGGAACGCAGAATGCAGGAAAGGCGCGATATGTTGTTGTGGGGGTGCGGTATTCCGGGGCGGTATCGACAGGCGAAGTTCCGGGACTTGCTGCCAGTGTGTGAGGCGCAGGCAGCAGTCATTGAGGCATTTAAGGGCTGGGTGGCTTGGGTGGGGCGGGACCGCAACGCCGGCAACGTGGTGATAACCGGCGGGCCGGGAACGGGCAAAACCCATATGGCCAGCGCCGCGACCTTGAACCTGATTGGACATCGTGGCCTTGGGGTGCGCTATGTGACGGCGGATCAGATGCGGACGGAGATATGCGAAACATGGGGGAGGCCCGGACGCAGCGAGCATGCCGAGCTTAGCCGCTTCGCCTCCTATCCGGTGCTGATCATTGATGAAGTCGAAATCCTGGACCCGAACGGGCATGGCCTGCGCTATTTGAATCGGGTGGTAGATAGCCGGTCGGCGGAAGGGCTGCCAACGGTCTACATCAGCAACCAGACAAAGGACGGTCTGCGGGACATGATCGGCTATCGGGCCGTGAGCCGGATGTATGAAAACGCCCTGATTCTGCAATGCAGCTGGGGGGACTATCGGGACCGCCGCCTAGCTGGCTGAGCGCGCCCGCATGGTAAAATTTCAGACAAAAACAAAGCCCGGCGCGGATCGGGCTAAGGGGTTTCCTCGCTGACAGATTTGGGGGAATCGTAATGGTTGTTGATGTTGTGGGTGCGGTACGTTGGGCGCTGGAGCTTGTTGGGTCGGGTGGTTTGAAGGCTGCGCCATCCTTTGGCGAGGTGCGTGACGGGATGGTGTCGCGGGGGCCGGAATTGGCGCTGATGAACGCGCATGAACTTCATCGGGCATCGCTGATGATTGAGCAACGTTTCCATGTGGCGTTGATGGCAAGGGTGTTGAGCGGCAGCTTGCCGCACCTGGAAGGATCGTTCAAAGAGTTGACTGCCTATGTTGCTCATTATGGCCAAGAGAGAGGCTTGAACGCCTTGCGGTTTGGCCGGGAGGGGATAGCGTATTGGGTCCGTTACTGGTTGACCGGAATGGGGTCGTTTCGAGAGTTCGGCCGTGAGTTCGGGATCGATGGCCAGACAGCGGCAGCCTTCTACCGGAGCCATATCGAAGTCTTGCTTGATGGCTGGCTATCGGCGGGCTGTGGCGCACTGGAGCCGATTGTATTGCGGCAGATGGAGGATGATGCGTTGCGTGTGGCTTGACGTGGGATGAATTCCGCAATAACATGCCGTCAACACCGCCATAGGTGCGTCCAAAGCCCAAGTCCATGACTTGGGCTTTTTGCATTTTGGTCATCTTGTCATTGGATTGCCGTAGTGGCTTCAATTTCTTCTGTGACTGTTTTGGCAATTGCCTGCAGATGCCTCTTGTCCTCCGCAGCCAGTCGCATGGGCTCTTTGTTGATGATGCAAAGCGTGCCGATGCAGTACCCATTGGCGAGAATTAGCGGCGCGCCTGCATAAAAGCGGATGTTTGGGATGCCTGTGACCAGCGGGTTGTCCGCAAAGCGTTCGTCCTTCAGCGCGTCATGCACTTCCATGATGTCCGTGCTCAGGATGGTGTATCCGCAAAAGCTGATTTCTCTTGGGGTTTCGCTAGCATCCAGCCCACTTCGGGACTTGAACCATTGGCGGTCTTGATCGACGAGGCTAATCAAGGCGATATCGACGTTGAATCGTGAGCGGCAATACGTTGTCAAGATATCGAATCGGTCTTCCGGCGATGTGTCCAGAATCAAGAGCTCTTGCAGGAACTGGATACGTTCTTTCTCATTGCTCGGCAGCGGGGGCGCTAGCATCTGAGTTGCCTTCAGCATCTGGGCTTTAAGTATAGGGTCCACGGTTAGATGGGCAATCTTTTAACGGGTTCTAGTGGGTTTCACGTACCGGCCCCAGCTAATCAGCCGGGCTTTTTTGTTCAGGAGAGTCTATGCCTGTCGCACCTTCCCGCCCTTGCCGCTACGCGATGCAGGGTTGTCGCCAGATGGCAGCGCCTGGCAACAGCTGCTGTCCGGGCCATGCATCCCATGTTCGCCGGGTGGCAGATCAACGGCGGATGTCGGATGAAACCGTGGCCAAGGTTCGGCGCTGGTATCGGCAACGCATCTGGTTTGCCCGGCGCGATGCCTGCCTGAAGGCGGCGCTCTATCGCTGCGCCACGGCGGGATGCGTGGAGCGGGCGACCGATTGCGACCACATCCGCCCGCATCGTGGCGACTGGTCGTTGTTCATCGAGTCGTCCAATCATCAGGCGCTTTGCCATTCCTGCCACTCGCGCAAGACCGCGCGGGAGGATGGCGGGTTCGGCAACCGGCGGCGCGAGGCCGGCCAGGGGGTAGGGGGGTGAAATCCTTCAGCCCGACCGCCTGGCCAAGACCGCGTGCCTAACCGCGCTTTTCTCCACGCTGGATTTTCATAGGGGGGGGTCTAAATCCCCCCAACAAGCCCCGAAAGGGGCTTTTTTGTTTTCTGTCGCGCTCAACTTGCTGAAAGGCTCTGAAATGGCCGGAAAAGCCCCTTTGCGAGCGGGTTCCGGCGTGATGCCCAAACCGCCCGCCTTTTTGACTTCCAAACGTGCCCGCGACGTTTGGAAATACACCATCAACGCGCTGGACAGCGCCGGTCTGGACTGGACATCCGCGCTGCTGCAGATCGCCTTGTTGGCGGACAAGGTCGATGACTGGCGGACGCATGTCGAGGAAGTGGACCGCTACGGCCATCGCTACGACGAGGACGCCAACGGCGGTTCGCTGGAAACCGATGAGTCCCGCGCCGAGCGGCGGGCGCGGGGCGAGGTGATGAAAGACCTGGACGAGGGCGGCTTGACGGTGATGGCCGCCGGCCAGGTGCGCGCCCTGGATCGGATGTTGACGGCGGACTTATTCGCCTCCGATCCGTTCGCGGTGATGGACCAGCTGGGCGAGGGCGGCGCCAATTTGCCGAAAAAACCGCCCTGGTCGATGACCAAGGCGGAAGCGCGTGCCTGGCGCGAGATACAGCCGCTGCTGCAGGCGTCGGGCTTCGACTATTCGTCGGCCGGCATCGCGCTGGGCCTGATCTGCGCGGCTATTGCCGACTGGCAAGCCTGCAAGCAGTGGATTTTGGACAATCGGGGCAAGATTTTCGCGGCGGCCAAGGAGACCGGCCGCCGGTATGAAGTCAGCGCCAGCTACAACCGGGCAAAGATCGCCAAACAGATACGCGAATTGCTCAAACGAAATGGAATGACGGTGGCCTCATGCGCAAAAACCAAGGCGCTAAGCAAGGGCCGGGTGATCAGCGAGGACTTGGCCGAGCTGCTGGGGTACATCAACGACAGGCCGGATTGATTCCGGCCTGTTACGTTTTACAGCCGTGGGATCAGTACGGCGTGGACGTGCTGGAAGGCCGCATCAAGGTCGGCCGATATGTCCGGCTGGCGGTGGAGCGGCATTTCCGCGACCTGCAGCAGCAGGAAGCGCGCGGCCTGGTCTGGCGGCCAGAGATGGCCGCCCATGCGCTGGCCTTTTTCCCGCGCTACTGCCGCCATTTCGAGGGCGAGTGGTCGGGCCAGCCGGTGGAGCTAGCGCCGTGGCAAGCGTTCTGGATCGCGGTCGAGTTCGGTTGGTACAACCGAGACGGCCGGCGGCGCTTCCGTACCTTCTACGAGGAGGTAGCGCGCAAAAACGGCAAGTCCACCAAGCTTGCCGGCTTGGGCTTGTACCTGTTCGCCGCCGACAAAGAGGCCGGCGCGCAGGTCTACACGGCGGCGACGAAGCTGGAGCAGGCCAAAATCACGCACGCGGCGGCGGAAATGATGGTCGCCAAGTCGCCCGCCCTGCGCCAGCTGGTGCAAAACCACAAAAACAAGCTGTGGATTCCTGGCACGGCGAACAAGTTCGTGCCGCTGGGCGCGGACGCCAAGACACTGGACGGCTTGAACGTCCACGGCGCGATTATCGATGAATTGCACGCGCATCCCTCGCGCGACCTATGGGACGTGATCGATACCGGGCGCGGGGCGCGGCGCCGCAGCGTGATGCACGCGATTACCACGGCCGGTTTCAACCAAGAGGGCAGTATCTGCCTGGAACAGCGCAATTACCTGATCCGGATTTTGAAAAATCAGGGCAAAGACCCAGCGCTAGAGGACGACAGTTTCGGCGGCGTGATCTACACGCTGGACCCGGAGGACGATTGGTTTGACGAGTCGGTATGGTGCAAGGCCAATCCGAATCTTGGCGTTTCGTTGTTCTTGGAAGAGTTGCGCACGCAGGCGCAAAAGGCGCGTGTGGTGCCGACCGCGCTATTCAACTTCCTGACCAAGCGCCTGAACATCTGGACGCAAGCGGTTGATAGCTGGATTTCCCTGGACGAATGGGACAAGGGAACAGCCGCGGTCGATCCTGAGTTGCTGCGGCATCGGCGTTGCTTCGGCGGCCTGGACCTGGCCAGCAAGACGGATATTGCCGCCTGGGTGCTGCTGTTCCCGCCTGAGAAGCCGGGGGAGCCATGGCAGGTTCTGCCGCGTTTTTTTGTGCCGGCGGACAACATGCTGGCGCGTGACAAAAGCGACAGGGTTTCCTATTCGACTTGGGCGCGGCAAGGCTACATCACGGCCACCGCCGGCACGCGGATCGATCAGGAAGTGATCCGCGCCCAGATCCTGGCCGATGCCCGGCAATTCGATCTGCAGGCCATCGGCTTTGACGAATGGAACGCCGGCAAGTTGGCTACCGAACTGACAGAAGACGGGCTGCAGTTGGTCGCGCTGTCACAGAATTTCCAAAATCTGTCCGACCCGACGAAAGAGCTTGAAGCCCTGATCAAGTCGCAAGCGCTGGCTCATGGCGGGCATCCGGTCCTGCGCTGGATGGCTGGCAATGTGGTGGTGCTGCGGGACTCCAATGACAACTATCGCCCGAACAAGGGCAAGTCGAGGGAGAAGATCGACGGCATTGTGGCATTGGTAATGGCATTGAATCGGGCGCTGTATCACGCCCCGGCGGGATCGTTCGTTTCCGCCTACGAAGACGAGGTGTGCTTGTGAGTAAGTTGGACTATTTGACGTTGCTGGTCGGCCTGGCCGGCGTGGCGGCGGTGACGGTCGGCATGTCGCTGTTGCATGCGGCGGCCGGTTGGATGGTGGGTGGCGGTTTCGCGTTAGCCTGGTCGTGGATGACGGCGCGCAGCGCGGGAAGGGCGCGCTGATGTTCATGTCACAGCAGTTTGGCCAATCTGCGGCATCGCCCGATCCGGGCTGGTTATCCAGCCTGCTGGGCGGCGGCGCCCGGAGCGCGGCCGGGGTGGCGGTATCGCCGGACAAGGCGCTATCGATTACCACGTATCAGGCATGTATTACCACGCTGGCCGAGTCGCTGGCGCAGCTGCCGTGCGAACTGTATCGCCGCAACGGCGACCAGCGCGAGCGGGTAACGGATCATCCTGTTGCCCAGCTGCTGCGCCAGCCCAACGGTTGGCAAACGCCGTTCGAGTATACCGAAGGCGCGCAGATCGCTGCCGCGCATGATGGCAACGCTTATTCCTACATCGAGCGCGACGAGGCCGGGCGGCCGGTGGCGCTGTTGCCGATGGAAGCCGGCAAGGTGGCGGTGCTGCGCGGTGCGGATTTGATGCCGTATTACCGCTTTGACGGCCAAGAGCCGATGCCGGCGCATCAGGTCCATCATGTGCGGTGGTTTACGCGCAATGGCTATACCGGCATCAGCCCGGTGCAGCTGCATTGCGATAGCCTGGGCCTGGCGCTGGCGACGCATGGCCACGCCAGCGCGGTTTTTGCGAATGGGACGCACCTGGCCGGCGTATTGGAGCGGCCGGCGGTGATCGGCGGCCAGGATGTGAAGCCGCTGAGTGCGGAACGGGTGCTGCAGATCAAAGCGGCGTGGAAGAGGGAGTACGCCGGCCGGGACAACGCGATGAAAGTCGCGTTGCTGCAGGAGGGTATTACCTTCAAACCGCTTTCGATGACGAATGCCGATGCCCAACTGATCGACGCGCGTAAGTTGTCTGCCCTGGAGGTGGCGCAGATTTTCAAAATGCCGCCACACAAAGTCGGTCTCTTGGACCGGGCGACAAACAACAACATCGAGCATCAGGGCATCGAGTATGTGATCTATTGCCTGATGCCCTGGATCAAACGCCACGAACAGGCCCGCATGCGCGACCTGTTGTTGCCGTCCGAACGTGGCGAGCTGTACATCGAATTCAATGTGTCCGGCCTGCTGCGTGGCGATACGCAAAGCCGTTATGCCGCGTATGCGATTGGGCGGCAATGGGGCTGGCTGTCTGCCAACGACATCCGGCGCTTGGAAAACCTGCAGCCTATCCCCGGCGGGGATGTCTATATGCAGCCGCTCAATATGGTGGACACGCGCGGGGCATCGCTGCAGGGCAAGCCTGATGCTCGCGCTCTGGTGGAGATTGATCGCATCCTGGCGTAGCCCGCTAAATATCTATTTCCTATCTTCATAATATTTTCCCGAGTGTTATAGTTATTGTAGGGTGGTTGTCGTCTTATTCCTTCGAGCTGGCGAATTCGATATGCTGGTACGTTGGTAATAGTCATTTTTTAATTTCTCTCTAGGAAGTGGGAGCAAAGGCAAGATGATGGGAAAACACGAGCCAGTGTACAATATATACACATATTTTGAAGGGGGAGAGTTGCGAGCGATAGGTATCAAGCCATATTATCGGAAAGGCGGGGATCAGAAAAAACTAGCCTTTTTGCGCGAGCGTGCCACGCTGGACTTTTCATCTGTACAACGTGTGCCGTTAGTGCCGCCGATGCCTCAAGAGGAATACTTTGCAAGACAGCGAATAGGAAATACTCTTGAGATTTTTGAACCACTTCTTGCTTCAGTTGGAGCGGGGCGGACGCCGTTATTTTGTATTACTCCTATTGTGGATGGTGTTCCAAAGATCGACATGAGCGTACCGATGGGGCCTCTAGATATGTCAGGTGTGCCTAATGATGCAGTGGGTGGTGGGGAGATGGATGATTATCTGTTCAAATATTTAGATAAAGAGGCCGGTACGTTTGATATGCCGGCTCTAATTAATGACGATTACTTTAAAGCAATACGATTGCTTTTTAATAATCGGCATTATGTGTCATGCTTAAAATTATTAATGTCGTTTCTGGATACCATCGCTTATGTTGAATTTGGCGATCGACCTCCGCGCAGTACGCCCGTATTTATAGATTGGCTGCGTGCATTTTCCGCCCCTGGGTTGGCTGGGGCAACGCCAGAAGAGTTATGGGAGTTTCGAAATAGTCTTTTGCATATGTCGAATCTAGAATCGCGTAAGGTTTCTGAGGGAAGTGTTGCCCAGTTAATGCCTTATGTCGGAAGTCAAAATTGCTTGCCTAGTGTGGACCCAAAGAGAAAGCACATTAGCTTCAAAGATTTGATTGAAGATGTGGGTGATGCAGTTGAGAACTGGATTAAGACATATAATAAAGATCCAAAGAAAATGGTTACGTTTATACAACGCTATGATCTAGTGGTATCTGATGATCGCTGGGCGACTGCGATTGTGAAATCTGCTGAGGGGTAATTAATTATTTATTTAATTTCTATCATTAAGTTTGATTTGGTGACAGATTCATTATTGGTATTGATAGGACTTCGCCCGTTTTTGTAACCAGCCCGCCGCAAGGCGGGTTTTTTTATGCGGGAAGGTAAGGCATGCAGCCAATTGAATCGGAACTGGCGCGGGAAACCGGTGAGAAAATCATCGAGGCGGTGAAGGAGGGCCGCCGCGACGTGATGGATTTGGAAGACCCGGTAAGCGCCTGGGGAGCCGAATGAATGAGCTGGCTCTTTTCGGCGGGGCTGGTGGCGGAATACTCGGTGGCCACCTGCTGGGATGGCGCACCGTCTGCGCCGTTGAGCGTGATGCCTACGCCGCACAAGTTTTGGCGCAACGACAAACCGATGGATGCCTCGCGCCTTTCCCAATTTGGTCTGACGTGTGCAGTTTTGACGGAAGACCGTGGGCGGGACTTGTTGACGTGGTATCGGGCGGCTTTCCTTGCCAAGACATCAGCGCCGCAGGACGGGGCGCCGGCATCGAGGGCGAGCGGTCGGGACTATGGGCCGAAATGGCAAGAATTATCGGTGAAGTACAGCCCCGATTCGTCTTGCTGGAAAACTCACCTTTGCTTGTGGGCCGAGGACTTGCCCTGGTCGTCGGTTATCTTGCCGAAATGGGGTTCGATGCGGAATGGGCTTGCCTATCAGCATCCGACCTTGGTGCGCCCCATCGACGGGACCGGATCTGGCTCGCCGCCGTGGCAAACCGTGGTCGCGGACGATGCGATAGAGCGGGCGGCGGGCAAGTGGAACAGCCGGGGAGAGCCGAGGCTGAGCGCGCAAGTGAAGCTGTGGCCGACGCCGACTGCCTGCGCCAGCAAGGGGACATCGCCCGGTTCGCTGATCCGGAAGACCGGTGCCAGCCGAGAAAGGGACCGGCTAGACCATGCGGTGATGGCTTCGGACCATGGCCAGCTGAACCCGGAATGGGTCGAGTGGTTGATGGGTTGGCCCATCGGGTGGACCGGATTAAAGCCCTTGGCAATGGACAAGTTCCGCGTGTGGCAGCGTCAGCATGGGCCTGCCTGGGGCCAAAAGCCGCCTAGTCCTGCCTGCGAAAAGAGCCTTGCAGCCCGCAAGGATCAGAAAGAGAGAGACAACACATGAACGTTTCCAACTACACGCCGCCGGCGGCCGTGATCGGCGGCCAGGGCGGCAGTCTGCTGGCGGCCGTGCTGATCGGCGCATTGTCCCGCCATCCGGTGGCTGCCTCGCTGCCACAGCTGGCCACGCCGTCGGCAAAGGCTGGCCAGTGAGGGGGCAATTCCTGCTGTCGCAGCTGTTCAATCAGCCGCACATGGTATTGCCGGACGTGCTGCATGAGGCGGTGGCCTGGGCCGGAGAGCGGGCCGGCATCGAGTTGCGCCAGCTGGGCGTCCACGTTGCCGCCGCGCTGCAGCCCGCAGCCTGGCGCGATGACGGCGGCCGGGCGTCGATGGCCAGCCTGGCGGAACAGCGGATGCAGTCCGCGCAGCAAACGGGCCTGCTGGTAATCCCGGTGCAAGGGCTGTTGGTGGCGCGCGAAGCGAACGTCAATCTGTGCGCCACGCAAACCAGCTATGAAGGCATCCGCAGCCAGATACAAGCGGGCCTGAACGATCCGCGTGTTAGCGCCATGGTGCTGGAGCTGGACAGCCCTGGCGGCGCGGTGGTCGGCTGTTTCGAGCTGGTGGCCGACATCGAGGCGGCCAAGGCGGTCAAGCCGATTCACGCCCTGGTGCATTTCAACGCGTTCTCCGCTGCCTACGCCATCGCCTGCGCCTGCAGCGATATCACGCTGTCCGAATCGTCGGGGGTGGGTTCCATCGGGGTGATCATGAAGCATGCCGACTTCAGCCAGCAGCTGGCCAGTTCCGGCGTAGCTGTCACCACGTTTTACCGGGGCGCGCGCAAAAACGACATGGCCAGCGATGCGCCGTTGTCGGACGACGCCCGCGCGGCGGTCGAAAAGCGCATGGACGCCTATTACGACAAGTTCGCCGGGGTGGTGGCAAACAACCGCAGTCTTTCCGTCGCGGCCGTCAAGGCAACCGATGCTGGGCTGTTCTTCGGCACTGAGGCTGTGCTTGTCGGCCTGGCCGACCGGGTGGAAAGCCAGCAATTGGCAATCAATCGGATGGCCGCCGAGGTGGCCGCGAGCCGGCCGCCGCCACTTGCGTCTTCCCGGCGCGCGACCGCCGCCGCGATGGCGATGGCCGCCCAGCTGTAACCCAACACAAACCCAACATACCGCGCCTTCGGGCGCGTTTTTCATTTCAGCCGCTTCCAGCGGCTTTTTTTACGTCTGGAGTCTGGATGTCCGTAGTGCTTGAGTTGAAAAAACGCCGTGCCGATCTGTCCGCCGCTGTGAACCAACTGGCCGCCCTGGAGGCGACCGGCGCCGCGCTGAACGCCGAGCAGGTGGCCAGCATCGACGCGATGCAAAAAGAGTTTGACGACATCGGGGCCAAGATCGCCCGCGCCGAAGCCGCCGAGCGGATGACGGCCGCCACGGCGCAGCCGGTGGACAACCCGCAAGGCCCGCGCGTAGCTGCGGCGCCGATCCATGCGACGCCGGCCGCGCCGACCGTGAAGGGCGGCGGCATGGCGCGCATGGCGGCGGCGCTGATCGAGGCGCAGGGCAATTACCGCGAGGCCGCCAATATCGCGGATGAACGCGGTTATGGCCAGGAGGTGGCGGCGGCGCTCAATACCGGGTCGCCGTCCGCTGGCGGCGTGCTGGTGCCAACCAATATGGCGCGCGAAGTGATCGAGCTGCTGCGTCCTAAAACCGTGGTACGCAAGCTGGGCGCGCGCTCGCTGCCGCTGAACAACGGCAATTTGACGATTCCGCGTCTGCGAGGCGGGGCGACGGTCGGCTATATCGGCTCTGACAGCGACGCGCCCGTAACCGGCGTGAAGTTCGATGACCTGAAGTTGTCGAGCAAAAAGATGTCGGCCCTGGTGCCGATCAGCAATGACTTGCTGAGCAATGCCGGCATCAGCCCGAACGTCGATCAGCTGATTGTTGATGATCTGACATCGTCGGTCGGCGCGCGCGAGGACAAGGCGTTTCTGCGCGACGACGGCAGCGGCAACCTGCCCAAGGGCCTGCGTCATTGGGCCTTGGCCAATAGCGTGTTTACCGCGCCGGAGCTGAGCGCCATCGATGCGACCGCGCTGCAGGTGCTGGAAAACTTCCTGAACAAGCTGATTCTGTCGCTGGAGGGCGCGGACGCCAACATGGTGTCGCCGGGCTGGGTGATGTCCCCGAGGACTTTCCGTTTCCTGGAGGGCCTGAAGGACATGAAGGGCAGCAAGGTCTATCCGGAGTTGGCCAATCGAACGCTGAAGGGCTACCCGGTCGGCGTGACGACGCAAATCCCGAACAACCTGGGCAAGGATGGCGACGAGTCGGAACTGTATTTCGCCGACTTCGGCGATTGCTTCATCGGTGAAGACCAGTCCCTGGTAATCGATTTTTCCAAGGAAGCCACTTACAAGGATACCGACGGCCAGATGGTAAGCGCCTTCCAGCGCGACCAGACGCTTATCCGCGTGATCGCCAAGCATGATTTTGGCCCGCGCCACCAAGAGTCGATTGCGGTCGGCGTCGGCATCAAGTGGGGCAAGTAAGCACGGTTCAAGGCTCGCTACGGCGGGCCTTTTTGCATTTGAGGGGTACAGCATGATTGCAGTGAGGTTTACCGCGCCATACGGCATTTATACGCCGGGCGATGTGGCTGGATTTGAGGGACAGGCCCGCGTCGATGAACTGATTGCGCGTGGCGTGGCCGCCTTGGAGGGCGCAGACGACGAGGGCGAGCCGGCGCGGGTAGAAACCAAGCCGGCGGCCAAGAGCAAGGCCAAGGCGCAGCCAGGCGGCGAGTAATGGCCGCCGAGGTGATCCGGCGCAGCCCGGCGGCGGTGCTGACGCTGGCTGAAGTGCGGCAGCAATGCCGGATTGATGCCGATTTGACCGACGACGACACGCTGCTGCAGATGATCGAGCGCGCGGCCGTGGCCAGCGCCGAGGCCCGGATCGGCGGGCCGCTGTTGGTGGCCGAATGCCGCGAAACGTTGGATGCATGGCCGGGTTTGCCCTGGTTGTATCTGGACATCGCGGGCGGGCGGGAGGTGGTCGCCATCGATGTGCTGCAGAAAGGACAGCGCCAGCCGCTGCCGCTGGACGCCTTCCACATCGAGCGCGGCGAGCGGCGCTTGTGCATCAAGCCGTTGCAGGGCTGGCCGGCGGTGGACCCGGTGCCGGGGGCGATTGCCATCGTTTACCGCGCCGGCTTTGCCGAGGCCGGGCCGGACGTGCCCGAGGATGTGCGGCAGTGGCTGCGCTTCCGTGTGGCCACGTTGTACGCCTACCGCGAGGAAGTCAGCGCCGGCAGCGTGGTGGCGCTACCTGACAGCCTGGTGGACAGCCTGATTGCCCATTACCGGCCGACGGAAAGCCCGCTATGAACGCCAGCATGCTGAACAGCCGCATCCGGCTCAGCCAGCCCATCAAGTCGCGCCAGCCGTCCGGCGCGGTGCGGGACAGCTGGAGCGAGCCGAAGCCGGTGCACGCCAAAGTGGATTACCTGGGCGCGCGGACCTATACGGCCGCGCTCGCCGAGCAAACCGGCTGCAGCGTGCGCGCCACCATCCGGCGCCGGCTGGTGGCGCAGGGGTGGCGGGCGTGGGTGGACGGTCTGCCGCTGAAGGTCAAAACCATCGAGCCGCACAAGGACCGGGGCTATCTGGTGCTGATGCTGAGGACGGACGATGGCAACGGTTGAGGTTCACGGCCTGGATCTGGTGATGCGCCATCTGGACGCGGTGCCGCGCAAGCTGCAGCGCAAGATTTTACGGCGCGGGCTGCGCAAGGGGGCCGCCCTGGTGCGCGACGAGGCCCGCCGCCGGGTGCGGCGTCGATCCGGTGTGTTGGCCAAGTCCATCACGGTCGCCAGTTCGCGCGGCAGCGGCCAGCGCGGCGCGGTCGCCTACAAAGTCGGCTTGCGGTCGCGCGCCTGGTACGGCCGTTATCTGGAATACGGCCACATCAAACGAGGGAGGGGGCAAAAGATCGCAGGCGGGGAACGAAGGCGCGCCGCGACGCGGGAAGTCTTGAAAGGGGCGGGGCAATTTGTCCCGCCCTATCCATTTATGCGGCCTGCCGCCGACAAGTTGCCGCGCGCCTTGGACGCGGTGGCGGATGAAGTGCGCGGCGCGCTGATTAGCGGGGAGTTGTCGAGTTGATAGGGGCGGTGCTGGTGGAACTGCTGGCAGCGCCGGAAGTGGCCGCCCTGGTCGGGGATCGGGTGTTTCCGGTGCATCTGCCGGACGAGCCGGTTTTGCCGGCGATTGCCTATCAGGTGCTGGACGAGAAGCGGCAGCAGATCGCGCGCCGGCCATCCGGCCGCGTGCGCAGCCTGGTACAGCTGTCCATCGTCGCGCCGGACTATGACGCCGCCTATGCGGTGGCCTGGGTGATCCGGCGCCGCCTGGAGCGCTGGCGCGGCCGGGCCGGCGGGGTGCTGGTTTACGACGCATTGGAAGAGTCATCACAAGATATTGGAGACGGAATTCCGCATATAGTGGCCACGACTTGGCGTATATACTGGAAAGAGGCATAACGACTTCGATAATGTAATTTTATTTTTATGCCTTAATTTGTATTATCTCGGGGGAGGCATTTTGAGAAGTTAATTCACTTGCCGGGGGGGTTATGGAAGAGGTGCTGGAAGAGGTGTTGTCAGGGGTGCTCATGACAAGGCCGATTCATGTTGATAAAACGTATCCGAATATAAGTATCTTTCGAGAGCAAGTTTCGATAAGCGGATTGTTTGGGGTTTACCTGGACTTTGCCGTTGCTATACACATGGCGAAGTTTGATCGAATCACACTGCATCATTATGCGGATTTGCAGCCTTCAGTTGTAAGTGTCTATCCTGATGGCGTATGGGAGCCAAGAAGGAACTGGGTGCAGGCGCAGGAGGCGGCGTATTATCTGATTGGTAAAAGACCTAGCGATCAAGATGTGTTTTATGATTCCAGCACTTTTTTGAGGCGTGCTTTATTAGAGGCAGGCATAGAGCAGGTCTGTTTGTTCCGATATAGAAAGTAAATGAGTATAAAAATTGCCCCGCGATGCGGGGCTTTTTTTATTCAAGGGATATATGAGCAAGATTGAAGCCCTGATGCGGGCAATAGAGAAAGCGTTGAAGGGTGCGACGCCGGCAGAGGATCGTGTCAGCCGCGACCTTGAGCGCGGTTACAGTTTCGGCGAGTTTCCGGCCATCGTGCTGCATCAGCTGCGCGACGCGCCGCTGTCCGGCAGTCCGGTCGGTTACGAGTACCGGCAATTGTCGGTGGAGTTGGAAATTCAGGCCGATGGCGATGAACCGCATGCGGCCTGCGATGGCGTGCTGACGACGGCGCATCTGGCTTTGCATGACTCGCTGTACAGTCTGCAAGACCTGCAGCAAGGGATGATCGATTGGGACTACGACGAGGAAAACCCCGCCCTGGGCGTCTGCCGCGTGCAGTACCTGCTGACGTACCGGCGCAGGGAAGGGGAGATGTGAATTTCCAATGAACACTAATTGGAAATTGAAAATGTTCTGGCTCGCTTCGGCGGGCTTTTTTGTGTTTTGGGGGATCTGATTTATGCCGCTGAACAGTAAGCGGGTGGCCATTGTCGCCAAAGTGGAAAGCCAAGAGGGCATCGATGCTGTACCGACTGGCGACGCGAATGCGATTCTCGTCGCCAATCCGAAAATCACGCCATTCGAGAGCGACAAGGCAGAGCGCAATGTGGTCCGGCCCTACTTCGGCAATGCCGAATCGGTTGTGACCGGGGTACGGATGAAGGCGGAATTCGAGGTCGAGCTGGCCGGATCGGGGACGCGTGGCACGGCGCCGGCCTGGGGCGTGCTGTTGAAGGGCTGCGGTTTTGTCGAGGCCATCGACAAGGATGCGGTGAGCTATGCGCCGGTTTCCACCGGCCATGAGTCGCTGACCATTTACTACAACCTTGACGGCGTTCAGCACAAGCTGACAGGCGCGCGCGGCACGGTGTCCTTCGATCTGCAGAACAAAGCGCTACCGCGCATGAAATTCGTATTTACCGGCGTCCATGGCGGCATTGTCGATGAGGCGGCGCCGGCCCTGAAGCTGACGCCGTTTCAGACGCCCATGCCGTTCGATGCCGCCAATGTCGCCAGCCTGCAAGTTTTCGGCTTCAGCCCGGCCGTGCAAAGCCTGTCGATTGATATCGCCAACGAGGTCAAGCACAGGAGTTTGCCCGGCGGTACTGAACGGGTGCTGATTACTGGCCGCAAGCCGACGGCTTCCCTACAAATCGAGTCCACCCGCATTGCCGAACGTGACTGGTTCGGCTTGGCGCGGCGTGTGATGAACAGCCCGCTGTCGCTGGTTCATGGCAAGGCGAAGGGCAACATCATCCAGCTGGATGCAACCGTTAGCATCGGCAATGCCGACTACGGCGACAGCGACAACATCAGCATGACCACGTTGCAACTGTCGCTGCTGCCAACCAATGGCGACGACGAATTCAAGCTGACCGTCCGGTAAGGAATCCCATGCAGTTCATGATCAAAAACGATGGCCTGGCGAAGGTGCCGGCCGAAATCCATGCGCGCGCCGAGTCTGGCGAACGTGTAATCACCATCCATCTGACGGGCCGGCTGTTGTCGCAACCGGCCTGGGACGAGCTGTTCCAGCGGCATGCCGGCGTGGACGAGGCCGCCGACCTGTCGGCCATCTATCGCCAGAATGCGCGGTTGTACGCCGAAACCTTCACGGCCTGGGACGGCGTATGCGGCCCGGATGGCCAGCCGGTGCCGTTGTCCCTGGCGGCGCTGGAGGTCGCGCTGTTGTCAGTCGATGGGCCGGCCGTGAATGCCGCGCTGCAGCGCGCTGTCCATGAGCTGCGATTCGGCGCCCTCCGAAAAAACTGATTGAGGCGGTGCGCTGGCAATTTGGTGAGCGCGCCGCCACGCAGGAGGAAAACCGCCGCGCGCTGCTGGATGCCGGCGTGCCGGCGGATCAGGTGGACGCGTTGTTGCCGGCTGAGGCTGCGCCGGAGGCTTTCGAACTGCTGGCTGAAGGCTTGCCGGCGTGGCGGGTCTGGAACGCGATGCAAACGCAATGGCGCGTTGGCCCGGCTGGGGCGTATGGGCTGGACTATGCCGCGCTGCCGGTAGTCGAGACCCGCTATGGGGAGGCGTTGGATAGCGGGTTGTTTGATGCGCTGCAGGCGATGGAACGGGAGGCGCTACGCCTGATGTCGGGGAAAGGGGGGTAAATGGCGGCGCAAAACGTTGGCTCGCTGGTAATCAATCTGGAAGCGCGCGTCGGCCAGCTGCAAAGCGATATGGCTGCGGGTAAGAAGGCGGTGGAGGACGCCGCCGCCAATATCGAGCGCGACAGCAAGCGGGCAGGCAAGGCACTCGAAAGCATGGCGTCCAGCGCGGCGATGCTTTCGCAAGGTGGGCTGTTTGCTGCTGCAGCGCTTTCGCTGCAGGCGATGAAAGACAGCGTTCTTTCCGTTGTACAGGCACTGAATGGTGCGCAGATCGCCAGCGAGCGGCTGCAGAAATCTTTGTTCTACGCCAACGGCGGCGACTTGCGAGCGATTGCGTCGGATATCGCCTGGCTGCGTCAATTGGCGGCCGACCTGGGGGCAGACTTTGGCCAGGCGTCCGCGTCTTATGCACAGTTTGCCGGTGCGGTAAGGGGGACGCCGCTAGCGCCGTATGCGCGCCAGGTGTTTGACTCGCTGGCCACGGCCGCCAGTGCTTTCGGCTTGTCGGCGGAAACGGCGCAGGGGGCGATGTTGGCCCTGGTCCAGATGTCCGGCAAGGGCGTGGTATCGGCGGAGGAGTTCCGGGGCCAGCTTGCTGAGCATCTGCCGGTTGCGACACAGGCAGCGGCGCGCGCGCTGGGCGTCACAACGGGCGAATTCAGCAAGATGCTGGAAAGCGGCCAGTTGCTGGCCGCCGACTTCCTGCCCAAGTTCGCCGCCGAGCTGAAGCGCATGAGCGCGGACGCGGCGGCCTTCGGCGGGGAGGCGCAAAAGGCCAGCGCCAATTTCGTCAATTCTTGGGAGGCGATGAAAACCGAGGTTGCGCAATCGGGCGTCGCGTCCTTCATTTCTGGCCAGTTGGCCATTTTGACGGACGCTTTCGACGATGTCGCGGAGTCGATGCGCCAGGCCCGGAAAGAGGGGGCGGGGTTCTGGGGACAGGCAATGGCGGCCGGCGGCGCCGCGCTGCGCTTCCTGAATCCAGTCAATGCGCTGCACTACGACGCATCGAGCGACAACGCCAGGGCGGCTCAGTTGAAGGAGCGGATCAAGGACGGCGAAGCCAATCTGTATGAATGGTCGTTTTCGCAGACGCTTGAGCAGAAGCGGGCGGGCCTGGTGGCGATGCGGTCGGAGCTGGCCGAGCTGGAGAAGCGGGCAAAGGTGGTATCGAAGGATGCCGGCGCGGCGCAAAAAGCCAGGGAAGCGGCGGACGCGGCGCGCAAGGATGCCGAGGCCCGCGCGAAGAAATACGCCGAAGACGATAGCCGGCTGAGCGACCGGGAGCAATACGACAAGCGCGTCAAGAAAGAGGAGGAAGCGTTTAAGTCGATCGTGGCCGAGCTGCAAAAAGGTAGCAAGGCGTATCTGCAGGCAGAGAGAGCGCACCAAACCGCCGTCGGCAAGCTGCGCGACGACTTTGACAAGAAGCAGGCCGCCGAGCGCAAGCGGGCCGGCGCGCAGGGCCGGAGAGAGGATGCCGCAATCGATGCGATGCAGCGTGAGCTGATGGGTGTCGAAAAGCTGTCAGCTGCTGAACGCATGCGCTTTGAGATTTTGGAAGGCAAGTATGCAGGGTGGGGCGCGGCGAGCCAGCAAAGGCTGTTGGCCATGGCGGCTGAGTTGGACGCGATGCGCCAGTTGCGCGCGGAAAACAAGCGCTTCCTAGACGAGCTGAACCGGGATGTCGAGCGCTACGAGGCGCAGCAGCGCGACACGGCCCAGCGACTACGCGGCGGCGAGTACGACAACGCCGCCGAGCGCCTGCAGCGCGAGCATGGTCAACGCAAAGTCGATATCGAATACAACGGCAATCTTTCGCAGGAGGAGAAAGGCAAATTTGGCGCGGCCGAGGACAAGCGGCATGAACGGGCGACCGAGGCGCTTCGCAGTAGCGAGCGGCAGGGGATCGGGCTGCAGTCCGAAGACCAGCAGTTACGCGACCAGTACGAAAACCGGCATCGGCTGATCATGGAAGCGACCACGCTGACAGAGACTGAGCGCGCCGATTATATCCGCCGCAATCAAGAGCGGCTGAATGCGGATCTACTGAATCTTGAGCGCAACCGCGCATCCGCGATGCTGTCGAGTTCGAGCCAGCTATTTGACGGCTTGGCCGGCCTGGCGGCGAACTTCAAAGGCAAGAATTCCGCGCTCTATCGAACGATGTTCGCCATGAGCAAAGCTTTTGCCATCGCTGACTCCATTATCAAAATCCAACAAGCCATCGCCACCGCTGCAGCGTCGGCGCCGTGGCCGGCGAACATGGGCGCGATGGCGTCGGTTGTGTCGTCTACGGCCGGCCTGGTGTCCACGATCAGCAGCACGAACTTGTCGGGGATGGCGCACGACGGTATCGACACTATCCCACGTGAAGGGACGTGGTTACTGGATCGCGGCGAGCGGGTTGTTGACCGAAGGACAAACAGTGACCTGAAAGACTTTTTGTCGCGGGTCAATGGGGCGGTGGCCACGTCGGCAGCGCCGGCCCAGCCCGTGCGGGTGGTCGTCAACAATCTGGCGCCGGGTGCCGTTGCGCGGACGGAGGAGCGGCAAGGCGCAGATGGCGGCCGGGAAATTCTTGTTCTGGTCGAGCGTGTAGTTGAAAACAAGTTGGCCGAATCGATGAGACCTGACGGCCAGATTTACGATTTTGTCAGGGGGTAATGTGGCGGAGGTTTTTAGCTGGACGCCGTTGTTTGGTAGTGCGTCGTCAATCCGGGCGCGAGTGAAGGAAGCCCGGTTTGGCGATGGCTATGGCCAGCGGGTGCCTGACGGCATCAACAGCATGCCGCGCGTGCGCAAGCTGTCTTTTGCCGTTGGCCAGGCCGAAGCGGATGCGATTGAGGCGTTCTTAATGCGCCATGCCGGCGCGCGCTGGTTCTGGTTCACATACCCCGGCGCGGCGCGGGCCAAGTTCCGCTGTAGTGAGTGGGACCGCTCATATCCGGCGGCGGAAGATGAGCTGGTCGCGGCAACGTTTGAGCAAGTTTTCGATCCGGGGGAATAAATGGGCGTGATACACGCGGAAAAGCAAAAGCTAGTTCCGGACGCGATTGTGCAGCTGTTCGAGCTGCGGCCGCCGCCTGGCGTGTCGGTGCCGGAGATGCGCTTTACCGCCAGCGGCAACGGCCAAGCGGTGACATTCCAAGGGTTAGCTTACGAGGCGTGGGCCATCGAGGCCAAGGGATTTGAAAGCAGCCAGAAAGGCGCACCGCGCCCGAAGCTGTCTATCGGCAATGTCGCGACGCTGTCGGATGGGCGAGAGGTGCGGGGGATTTTCACGGCGCTGGTAATGCAGCATCAGGGCCTTGTCGGCTGGCAGCTGGTGCGACGGGTGACGCATGCCAAATTTTGCGAAGGTGGGGCGCTGGCAGACTTCCCGGAAATGTACCCGGAGGAAACCTGGCTGATTAATCGGCGCGAGGCCGACAACGGCGATGCCATCACGTTCGAATTGCGCAGCGGGCTAGACCTGGCCGGCAAGAAAGCGCCGGGTGTGCTGGTGACACGCTATTGCCCGGCGCATGTTGTCTATCGGGGGGCGCATTGCGGCTATCAGGGTGTGGCGATGTTCGACGCGCGGGAACAGCCTGTGACGGACCCGCGTTTAGATAAATGTGGAAAGCGGTTGGCCAGCTGCCGCATTCGGGGCAACCTGCCGCACTTTGGCGGGTGTCCTGGTATGCGTCGATATAGTTAAATTGCTCTATTTGTTCATGATTTTTCTAATGCCTGAATGATTTTTTTACAATATCTTCATGTTAAACAATATATGTAAGTACACCCTTACATACTGTTACGGAACTTGCCTAGTCGGAACACGGAAGGAAAACATACGTTTGAAAGTTTCTGGGGAAAATGAGTGTTCCACCTACAATAAATTTAATCAGAATGAAAAATTTCATCATTGCATCTGTATTGGGTATGTCTGCAGTTACCGCTCACGCGGCTGAGAGCGGCGCATACGTTTTTGGTAATCTGGGTTACAACACGGAGAAGGTGAAAAGCCAAGAAGGCATCACAGATAACAAAGCGGCAGGCGGCAGCTGGGAAGTCGGTGCAGGCTACCGCTTCGGCTCCTATTTCGCGACAGAGTTGTCATATATCGATCTCGGGAAGATGCAATACGCGGCGGGCGATGAAGATGAGAAAGCCAATTTCTCGGTTCCGATGCGCGCTGAGAGATTGGCTTTGGTCGGCATCCTGCCGGTGTCTGATGATGTGGAAGTTTTTGGTAAAGTTAGTCTCAACAATGTGCACACCACGCTCAAAGGAGAGGCCGGAGGTGAAAGCGGAAGCGAAAGCAAGAGCAAGGTAATGCCTGGTATTGGTATAGGCGCCAGCTATGCCATCACAAAAAACGTTGCTCTGCGTGGTGAATACGAATACATCAAGAGCGCGATGAACTCAGTGGCTGGAGAAAGTGTAGCCTCGGGTACTAACCTATTCAAAGTAGGTGTTAGCTACAAGTTCTGATGCTTTGGCCCCCCATTGGGGGGCTTTGTTTTAGATGTTTTGAAAAGGGTTTGTAATGAGGTTTGTGCTGTTTGGAATGGTTTCGTTAGTGTTTTCGATGTCTTCTAGCGCTGCAGAAATGGATGCGGCTGCGTTAAGTAAATATAGTGCATGTGTTAATGTCGCTAATTCAGTGGCTCAGCAAGTAACAAGCCTTAATACTATGAGTGGAATGGCATTGCAGCAGTGGTTGAATATGAGACTAGTGGAATGCAAATTTGTTTCGGAAGAGAAGAACTCTAATTTTGAAAAACACATGGATAAAATGCTGAAATTTGGAAGCGAGCAGGTTAATCAGAGCTATAAATTAAGAGGTGAGGCATTGAAGCCTTTGGTGAATAAGTAGTTGTCAGATTGGGTAGGCTGCTGTTTTGGAATGAAAATGGCCTGCTTTTTGGCAGCAAATGTTGATTGTCAGTTAAATAGTTAAAAAGACCGCAGCTGCGGTCTTTTTTTATAGATAAAACAATGAGTGAAGTGCTAGATAGTCGTGATGCTGAAAAATCCGAGACAACCTGGCCAATTATGGTGGTTGCCCCGGAATGCGCCGTTACAACTAGAGACGTTTAAAGCTTATTTTTTTTGCAAAAATCATCAAGAGTGTTAGCCGATTTAGGCTTCTCTAGGGAATAGCTAAACCGTAGGTCTACACGTCTATTTGCGGCATTGCACTCTTTGGATAAGTTCACATCCTTGATCGATGTGCAGTCCTTGACAAGGGCGCGGGCGCCCATGGATTTAATTTCGATATTGGGATTGTCAATTCCCTTGTAAAGGTTCTTGTCGCATAACATAAGTAGAGCATGGGTTGCACGTTCTCGACCTAGAGCCTCATTGCTAGCGGTAGGTCGTGGCATGGGATCGGCGTAGCCTATGGCTGTTATTTTCACTAGAAGATTTTTATTTTCTTTAGTGCTCTTGATTTCTATGAAGGGCTTAATTTGTTCTGCAAGCATTTTCTTTGCGGAATAGCTATCTTCAGGCTGGTTTTTGTCTGATGGAAATACAAGGGCATCGTTAATTTCGGTGCAGCGGACATTTTTAGAGAAAATCAAGCGTGCTTCGTCTGCCTTTAATTCTACTCTCGGATATGTGTAGTAGGGCTTCTCGTTTCTCAGTAAGTTGTTTTTCTTCTCGCGTTCTATTTTCTTTTCATCTTGATCAGAAAACCCCAGCAACTGAACATAGCTTCGATTGCCTATCCCATGCCACCAGACTCTGAGGTCGGTTACTACTGCGGAGCCGTCTGGATTCTTGCATACACTAAGCGGGATGTCTTGTAGTTTGGCCGCATCTTCCAAGGTTTCGAGGTTTGTTTTTGAAACCCATAGTGCAGCCCTTTCTTGGAAAATTCCAAGAGGCTGAATTACACCATTGTTTAGTATTTTTGATCCAACATCTGCCCATTGAAATAAAGGCATTGCCAATAGGATTGTTGAAAAAATTGCGATTCCAATTTTAATGTTTGTTTGGTCTTTTTTTCCCTGCTTTATCGATTTGTTTAAATCGATAACTAGGAAGACCAGCAATGAAAGGATAAAGCCACTTGATAGCATGTATACAATAAATGTCCACGGAACCTTGGATGTTACGAGTATCATTCCTATGAAGTACCATGAGAAATATACGATAATCCACGTAAAATAATCTGCTTTTAGATTTTGTTTTTTAAACTTTGACGTTAGGATGTAGGTCCAGATTGCAATAAATGGGAAGGGGCCAAGTAATAGGCTCCATGTTTTAATGTTAAGGTATGGTTCGTTGTTGAAGAAGTTTGTAATGCTTGGGAATATTTCATTTTCTGCAACGTAGATAGTGAAGAGGGTTATAAATGTAAGTAGGAATGGTGTTGTAATGACTAGAGCGCGTATGTCAAAAAAAGCATGAATAACTTTGATAAGCATTTCTGGGGTTTTGTTGATGGCTCCAGCAACCCTTTTAATAAAGGACCATATTCGACAAAAAAAGCCTTTCACAAGCTCGCATGACAGTCCTACTGTTAAAGTTCTGCATTCGTTGTATGCCCTTTTGCAAATTAAACATATTCGGCAGGGTGTGCAAAATATATATGCTATGAGCTGTGTTATTGTGGGAGTTTTTTTCTTTTCATCTTGAATTGCTTCTTTTTCTACATTGCTCTTTTCTTCGGCTTTTTTATTTTCTTCAGTTGGGTTTTTCTGGGGCTTCTCTACTTGGGCTGTGTAAGATATCCAAGGCTGGAAGGTTAGCAAGCCCATTCCAGCAATAAGAAAAGTTATAAATCCAAATGCTAAGGCGATGAAGAGTAATAGTACGCTGTCGCCAATTGACAGCCCGGAGGGGAAGAAATTCGCTTGAGAAATGCAATATAAGAGCAGTAAAATAAAACCGTAGGCAGTCGTAAATCCAATTAATAATTTTGAGTGAGCTAATAGCCACTCTGCTATGGCTTTTCTTTTGTCTTCTTTGGTTTTGCTATTTTCACTCTCAGTCTTTTCTTTTTCAGCCTTCAGTTTTTCCTCTTCTTGCGTTTTTACATCAATGGCTTTCTTTAAAAGATGATTCTTCAAGTCTATTGACTTCAAGCTCTTTCGGAGGATGGGCTTTTTAGGTGGGGTATTTTTTTGAATAGGGTCCATGTTTTTCATTCAAGCTAATTCTTTAATACTCACTGTGAAATTGAGAGCCATTTTCGGTATGGGTAGATCAGGGTCTCAACATATGTGATATGCAAGCTAGCATTCAATGATAATGGCATTTGCCAGATGTGCAATAGAGGATCGTCAAATTTAGAAGCCGCGAAAGCGGCTTTTTTTATGGGGCAAGGGAAGTGAAGGCAACAACAGATCAAATCGCCGTGATGCTGGACTATGCGGCGGAGGCCGGCGAGCGCGAAGCCTGCGGCCTGGTGCTGGACTCGGGGCGGGTCTATGCCTGCCGGAATGTCGCGGCAGAGCCGGCGCATTTCTTCCAGATCGATCCGGCCGGCTGGGCGGCGGCCGAGCAGTTGGGCCGGGTCGCCGGCATCTGGCACAGCCACCCGAACGGCACGGCGGAGCCGTCGCTCATTGATCGGGCGATATGCGAGCGTTCCGGCCTGCCGTGGCACATCGTTAGCCATCCGGGCGGCGATTACCGCCATATCGAGCCGTGCGGCTGGCGGGCCGACTACCTGGGCCGCCCGTATTGCTATGGCGTGTTCGACTGCTGGGAGCTGGTGCGGGACTGGTACGCGCGCGAACGCGGCGTGTCCTTGCCGCGCCCGAACGAGCCTGACGGCTGGTGGGAGCGCGGTCTAGACCTGTTCAGCACGGCGGCCGAGGCCGCCGGTTTTATTTGGGTCGATGACGAGCCGCAAGCCGGCGACGTGCTGTTGATGCAGATACGAGGCCAGCGGCCGAACCATGTTGCCGTCTGGCTGGGCGACGGCCGCATTCTCCACCATCTGCGCGACCGGCAATCAGAGACACATATCTATGGCGGCTGGTGGCAGCGGGTGACGGTGCGCCGGGCGAGGTATCGCGCATGAGCGAGATTAGAACGATTCGCCTCGGGGGCGCGCTGGGCGAACAGTACGGCCGCGAGCATCGCTTGTCGGTGGCGTCGGTGGCCGAGGTGGTGCCGGCGCTGAATGCGCTGCATCCCGGATTTAACAACACGCTGCGCGCCCTGGATGAGCAGGGGCTGGCTTTCCGGGTGACGGTGGCAGATAGGGATATCGCGGAACAAGAACTGACGCTGGTTTCGCAAGGGGATGTGCTGATCATGCCGGAAGTGTTCGGGGCCGGCGGTAGCCGGCAAATCCTGGGCAGCGTGTTGATCGCGGTGGGCGCGGCGACGTGGGCATTCGGCGGAACGCAACTGATGGCGCTGGGCATCGGCCTGATGGTTAGCGGCGCGGTGTTGATGTTGACGCCAGTTCCGCGCCTGGATCAGTCGCAGAGCGAGCAGCAGCAGGGCAAGCCGTCCTACCTGTTCAACGGCGCGGCGAACAGCAGCGCGCAGGGCGTGCCGGCGCCCTGGGGCTGGGGGCGACATCGAGCGGGCGGCATCATCATTTCGGCGGGTATCAGCGTAGAGGACATGTAAGGGATATGGGGGCGTTGGAAATCATCGGTGCCGGCGGCGGCGGGCCAAAAGAGCCGCGCCGGCCGGTAGAGGCGCTGGACTCGCTGCAATCGCTGGCCACGGCCAGGGTGTTGATGCTGGTGGGGCTGGGCGAAATGGGTGGACTTGTCGAGGGTGACAAGTCCATTTTTTTTGGCGGCGTGCCGCTGGGCAATTCGGATGGCGCGCGCAATTTCGAGCGGGTGCGGGTGGAACATCGGGTCGGCACGGCGGCGCAAACGCCGATGGCCGGTTTCGATGAAATCGAAACCGAATACGCGGTCGGAGTTGAGGTCAAGGCCGGCGACAAAGCGGGCATCGCGCGCAACATCGACAACCTGGATGCCGCCGCGATTCGCGTAACCGTTTCCGTGCGGGGCCTGATGTCGATCAACGACGACGGCGACACGAACCCGTCAAGAGTGGATCTGGCCGTTGATATTTGCCAGCCGGGCGGGGCCTGGCAACAGGTGCGCAATATCGGCATCGAGGGCAAGACCCGCAGCAATTACCAGCGTAGCGTCCGCGTCGATCTGCCGGGGCGCGGGCCGTGGCAAGTGCGGGTGCGGCGGCTGACGCCCGACAGCACGTCGCAAAAGCTGATCAACGCCACGGCATGGGATAGCTATACGGTGTTGCAGCCGCTGCAACTGAGCTATCCGGGCTATGCCTTGCTTGGGGTGACATTCGACGCCAGACAGTTCAGCGCGCTGCCGGAAATCACCAGCGAATGGAATCTGTCGGTGTTGCAGGTGCCGAGCAACTACGATCCCGCCGCCGGGACGTATAGCGGCGCATGGGACGGCACGTTCAAGCCGGCGCATTCCAGCAATCCGGCCTGGTGCTTGTACACCTTCGCCACCGACGAGCGGTTCAATATCTGCCAGCCGCCGGACGGCGCGTGGAAATGGGACTTGTACCGCATCGGCCAATGGTGCGACCAGCTTGTCAGCGACGGCGCGGGCGGCATGCGTCGCCGCTTCGAAATGAACGGCTACCACGGCGACGGCGCGGACGCCTGGAAGGCGCTGCAAGATATGGCGTCGGTGTTCTGCGGCAAAGTCATTCCGTCGGCGGGCGGCATCCGCGTTGTCGCCGACATTCCCGGCGACACGCCCGGCAAGCACTTCGCGCCGGCCAATGTGCTGGATGGCCGCTTTACCTATACCAGCACCGAGCAATCGGACCGGTATACGGTGGCCAGCGTGTCGTTTGTCGATCCGGCGGACGGCTGGAAACGGTCGATTGAGTACGTCGAGGAGGCCGAGGGCCTGGCGCGCTACGGCTACCAGCCGGCCGAAGTGGTCGCTGTCGGTTGTACCAGCCGCGCGCAGGCGCAGCAGCTGGGGCGCTATATCTTGGAAACCGCGCAGACGGAAACGGAGCTGGTCAACTTCGGGGCCGGCTTGTACGCGGCCGATCTGCTGCCGGGCGAGTTGTTCACGGTGTTTGACCCAACGGTAGCCGGGCGGCGGATGGGCGGCCGGCTGCTGGCGGTGAGCGGCAAGACGGTGACGCTGGACGCGCCGGTTGTGCTGGATGCTGGCATTGCCTATAGCCTGGAATGCCCGATGCCTGACGGCCAGCTGGTACAGCGCGGCGTGGTGGTCAAAGCGGGCGAGACCGACCGCCTGCAGCTGGTCGCGCCGTTCCCGGCGCAGCCGGTGGAGGGCACGACCTGGGCGCTGATCGGGACCAATTTGCAGCCGACTATCTGGCGCTGCGTGTCCAAGCGCGAGCGCGAGCCAGGTATCTACGAGATTAGCGGCCTGCAGCACAACCCGAACAAGTGGGCGGCCATCGAGCAGGGGCTGTACATCGAGCAGCCGCCGACATCGAGCTTGCCCGATCCGTCACAGATTCCGGCTGTCGGCGCGGTGGCGCTGCGCGAGGTGTCCTACCTGACCGGCGACGGCCGCCGCGCGGTGCGGTTGGAAGTCGATTGGCCGGCGGTCAATCATCCCTACCTACGGGGCTATGTCGTCGCCTACCGCGAGGAAAACGGCAACTGGCGCGAGCTGCCGGAACAATCCGCCAATCACGCCGAGCTAGAAGGGCTGTTGCCGGGCGTCTGGCAAGTGCGGGTGTCCAGCGTATCGGCCACCGGCCTGCGCAGCATCCCGGCGCTGGGTAAGGTCAACGCGCGCGGCCATACCACGCCGCCGCCGATGCCGGCGCTGTCGGCCGTGGGCGGCCCGATGCAAATCAGTTTGACCTGGCGTTATCCGGCCGGCGTGCCTGAACTGATCGGGGCCGAGTTGTTCTACAGCACCGACGCCAACGACGGCAATCCGACGCCGTTGTGCGACCGGGCCTATCCGGCGAACAGCTTCACGCATCAAGGCGTCGGCCTGGGCGTGCATTACTACTATTGGCTGCAAGTCACAGACGGGTGGGGCAATGTGTCGCCGCGCGCCCGCGCCGATGCGGCGACCATCCGCGACCCGTCGCTGTTGCTGCAACAATTGCAAGGCGGGATCAGCGGCAGCGAGCTGGCCGACGAGTTGCGCAAGCCGATTGAAAAAGCGGCCAACATCACTGCGGAGGTGGACCACGCCGCCAAGCTGGCGGAATCGGCCATCGATGCGGCGATGCAGTCGGTGTTGACCAGCGACCAGTTGGGCGACACGCAGGCCCGACATCGAGCGCTGGCGAAACAAGAGCTGAAGACTACGTCCACCGCGCTGCGCCAGGAGGCGACGGCGCGGCTGGAGCTGTCGGCCAAGCTGGACGACACGCGGGCCGATCTGGTGCAGGAACAGACGGCGCGGGCTGAGGCGGACAACGCCATGGCCAGCGACGTCAAGACGCTGGCCAGCCGCACGCAATCCGACTTTGCGGCCGTGCGCCAGGAACTCAAAACCGCGACCGGCCCGGACGGCTCGCTGGCGCAACGGCTGGACCAGCTGACGGCCAAGCATGAGGCCGCGCAAAAGACGACGCAGGCGGGTTTGCTGCAAGAGCAAACGGCGCGGGCGACGGCGGACGATTCGCTGGCGGCCGACATCAAGACGCTATCCAGCAAGACCGATAGCGGCTTGGCGACGGTGCGGCAGGAGTTGCAGACGGCGACGGGGGCTAGTGGCGCGCTGGCCAAGCGGCTGGACCAGTTGACAGCCAAGCATGAGGCCGCCCAGCAAACGACGCAGGCCGGCTTGTTGCAAGAGCAGACGGCACGGGCCAAAGCCGATGATGCGATGGCGGCCGACATCAAGACGCTATCCAGCAAGACGGATTCGGGGCTGGCGACGGTGCGCCAGGAACTGCAAGCCGCGACCGGCTCCAGCGGTTCGCTGGCGCAGCGTCTGGACCAGATGTCTACCCGCGTCGGCGACGCCGAAGCGACGATTACGCAGCAGGCCAAGAGCGTGGATGGCCTGATGGGGAAATGGTCGGTTCAGATTACCCGCACGGCGAACGGCAAGACCTTCGCCAGTGGCCTGGCGCTGAACAACGGGGCGAACGGCAGCGAATTCGCCGTGTTGGCCGACAAGTTCTATGTGGCGCAACCGGATGGCGAGGGCGTGCGCCAGGTGTTCACGGTGGGCAGCATTGGCGGCCGGTCGGCGGTCGGCATCGCGGGGGATCTGATCCTAGATGGCACGATGTCGGCCAGCAAGATTTCGGCGGGCGAAGTGCGCGCCGAGGTGGCGCTCTACGCCGCGTCGATCCGTGGCGGCAACATGAATATGGGTGGCGGCCGATTCAGCGTGGACAACGGCGGCAATGTGTCGATCAGCAGCGGCGACGGCGGCGCGCGGACGGAAATCAGTAATCGGGTGATTCGCGTGTTCGATGAAAACGGCGTCGAGCGCGTCAAAATTGGGGATTTGTCAGCATGAGCAGTCATGGATTGATGGTGAAAGATGCGGGCGGCCGGGCGATGCTGCATACCGATTCAATGGCGAGCAGCCTGGTCGATGTGATTTACCTGGGCGGCGGCAACGGCGAGCGGGCCTACCCTGAGCTTGCCGGCTTCGCCCTGGGGGTGACGCAGATTTACGGGCCGACGATTGGCGGCGGCCGCAGGCGTATGCACGGTGTCGGGATGGATTACAGCCGTGGCCATCCCGTCGTGCGTTGGTGGCAGCAGACGGGCGACGTCGCGCCGACAACCCTTTATGTGATGTCTGTTCGATGAGCCAGCATGGTTTCATGGTCCGAAATGGCAATGGCGGCATTGTCGTCAGCGACCGGACGTATTCGCTGGTCTTTGCCGGCGTGGCGCAATTCAACGCGGTGACGGGAACGCCGAGCGGCATTGTGCCTCAGTGGTACGACTTCATGAAGGCGCTGTATACGCTGCGTTACTACGTCAGCTGCCCGTATGAGCCGTTGCCGTTCATTCGCCGTTCCGGCGGCTGGGCCGGCATTGTCGGGGTGCAGGGCGCGGGGCCGGGGCGCTGGGAAATCACGCTGGCGGTCTATCCGAATCACCAGCCGCAAGTCTTGGTGTTCTGTCGGACGCCGAACACGGTTGCCGGGCGCTGGGGCATGGTACTGCGGCGCGAGGATGGTTCTATTTGCTATGACAGCAATCAGCGCAATTTGGTGTTGATGGATGCGGTGGTGCATACGCCGTCCAATATCCACATTATCAAGCAAGTCAAGGGTGGGACGCCCGGCCGGCGAGCGGATGGGACGTTTACGCCAGTGCGCTGGAATAGCCCGAATGCCGCGTATTGTTATTCGATCAATGGCAAATACATCAGCGATTTTGGCTATTACTCGTATTACGACTTACTGAATGGATTTTTGGAGGATGGCGGGTTTCGAACTGACTTTTGTCATTTGGCAAGAGGCGGGCAGGATGGCGGCGACGCAATGGACTGCATTTCGCAAACCGTCATGATTACCGATGCCAGTTTGTACGTGTAATTGAATTCAAGTTGATGCCCGCTTCGGCGGGCTTTTTTTATGGGTGAATGAAATGGCAACGGATGTTGCGTGGTATCGGGTCGGCAAGATCAGTGTGCAGCAAGGGGCATTGACTGTAAGCGGCCAAGACACGAAATGGAATGGCCAGGCAAACGCAGGCGATATCCTGATTGGCCCGGACGGCAGGCTATATGAAATCGCCACGGTGAGCGGCGACGCCTTGCAGCTGCGCACGCCTTACGCGGGCGGCAATGCGGCTGGCCAGGCTTACGCCATCGTTCGCAACTTCACCGGCTCGCCGCTGGGCGAAGTGGCGGCCGAGCTGGCAAAGATGCAGCGGCGCTGGATGGTGACGCTGGCCGGCTTCCGCGATGTGCTGTTGACCGACAACGATCAGGCCGTGCTTTACGACGAGCTGGGCGAAGGGCGACAGGTGATGTCCTGGCTGGCCATCAGTCGCGGGGCCAGGGAGGGCCTGGGCGCGATGGAGGCGGCGCGCAAGGTGGTGGTGGACAATTCCGCCGATCTGATCGCCTCGCGCAACGCGGCAGCGGAAAGCGAGAAGAACGCGGCGGCCAGCGAGAAGGCGGCCAAGGCCAGCCAGACGGCAGCGAAGGGCAGTCAGGACGCCGCCAAGGCCAGCCAGGGCGCGAGCGCCACCAGCGAGAAGAATGCCGCCGCCAGCGCCGCCGCAGCAGCGGCTAGCGCCAAGGCAGGCGGCGACAGCGCCACGGCCGCGGCGGCCAGCGCGGCGTCCATCAGCGATGTCGCGCAGGCCGTCGAGGAGGCGCGCAAAATTACCGGCTGGGCGGCGCGCAAAGGCGACCCGGTTCGCGTCAATTCGGCCAAGTCGCCGGACAAGGGCTTTGTGTCGCTGGATGTGGTGCATAGCGACGGCAACGGCCGGCTGTTCGCGCAGGCCGCGACCGGCGGCGCGATGATCGATCTGGACCCGCAGCCGCTGGATGGCGTGTCCGGCGCGTCGCTGCGGGTGTTCCGCAATGTGACGACGAAGGGGCCGGCGCTGGTGGATATCCACGTTGGCGACGGCAGCGCGACGATACAGCATCGGATTGGCGCGAGCGGGTCCGATACCCTGTTGCATCAGGAAGGCGGCCGGGTGCGGATTGGCCGCGCCGGCATGCCGAGCCGGCTGGATGTGGTCGGCCAGTCGCGGGCGGATACCGTCCGCGCCGGCAAGGGCTACCCGGATAAGGGGGATTCGTCGGCGGTCGGGTATGGGTTTGATGATGACGCCGACACGGGTCTGTTTGCCGACTATGAAGGCGACAAACCCATGACCGGGACGAAGAACCTGGCGTTTTTTATCAACAGCAAGAAAACGCTGGAGGTCGATAGCGCGGGGCGGGTGTGGTCGCAGGCATACGGCTTTCTGGAAAACAAGTTCGCGGACAAGCCCTATGTTGACGCCGCCGTCGCGCGGGTGGTGGACAGTGCGCCGGAAGCGCTGAATACGTTGAAAGAGCTAGGCGCGGCGCTGAACAACGACGCCAAATTCTCCGATACCGTCGCTAGCCAGCTGGCCAAGAAGCTGGAGGCGCAGGACCTGGCCAGCTACGGCCTGGGCGGCAATGCGCAAAATGTTGGCAGCGGCGAGCTGACAGACAAGCGGCCGAATGGCTTCTACCATGCGCAATCCAATGCCGGCAAAGGCGTCAAGGGCGCGCCAGGGAATGCCGCTAACGGCATGTTCACGGTCAACTATCTGAGCGACAAATGGGGCGTCATCACCTATCGCGCATGGGGCGGCGAGGTGTACGAGGCCCGGCTTGAAAACGGCACGTGGAGCGATTGGAACCGTCATTGGCATACCGGCAACGATGGCGCGCTGTTGATGCATCGGCAGGCCCTGGGCAAAGACGTTGATCTGAACACGTGTCGGCAAAACGGCTGGTTCTGGCAGGGAGCCAACGCGAACGCGTCAACAGGCAGCAATTACCCGTGGGCAGTGGCCGGCGCGTTGTCGGTGCTAGAGCAGGGCAGCATGACGTTTCAGCAGTACCAGACCTATCACCCGGACAACACGCAGCTGTATTTCCGCAGTCGTTATAACGAGCGTTGGGGCGCGTGGGCGAAAGTCTGGCATGACAAAAACCACGGTCCGGGGTCCGGCCTGAATGCCGATACCGTGGACGGGTTGCAGGCGGCTGACCTGTTGGCGCTGGCCGGGGATCAGCAGGTAACGGGCAACAAGCGGTTTCTCGCGCCGCTGACGTCTCAGCCGAACGGCAGTTCCTGGAAGGATTGGGCGACAGATGCGCGCTGGGGTGGTCTGCAAGTCGCCTGCCCGTCGAGTGGACAAGCCTATACGGTTTGGCGAGCGGTGCAGGAAGGCCAGCAGCGGCAACTGGCGGCGCTGGCGGTGTGCAAGGGCGGCAATGATGATGCCGTGGCGCAAGTGGTGCTTCACCTTGGCGGCCCGGGCGTCAATGATATGCCGCATCTGTGGCAGGGCAACGACTACCGGGCGGCAGGCAATATTGAGGCGCGTAATAAGTTGCTGACGGGCAATCTGGCCTGCGCGATGGCAAAGGGTGATCAAGCCGCCGCGCTAGAGGTGCGCGCTAATATTAATGGGAATGGCGACAAGCAGACTGCCGCCATGGCTTTTCATGTGCCGGGTGTGTGGGCGGTAAAGCTGGCGCTTCGTCATGATGGCGTGTTCGGCCTGGGTGGCTGGTCGGCCGATGAGTGGCGATGGTTTGTCGATACCAAAACCGGCGACATGACTGCGGCGGGCAATGTGGGGTGGTTTTCGGATCGGAGACTGAAGACCGACATCGAGCCGATTGCGGACGCGCTGGACAAGGTCAAACGTCTTAACGGTTACACGTTCACGCGCAAGGATACCGGCGCGCGCCAGGTGGGCCTGATCGCGCAAGAGGTGCAGGCGGTGCAGCCGGAAGCGGTGACCGAGGCGGCCGACGAAGCCAAGACGTTGACGGTCGCTTACGGCAATCTGGCCGGCCTGTTTGTGGAGGCGATGAAGGAGCAGCAGAGCCATATCGAACGGCTGGAGGCCCGCATTGCTCAGTTGGAGGCCGCATGACGTTGCCGGCCAGCGGGGCGTTTTCAGCGCGGGAGCTGAATCTTGAAATTGAGCGAGCCGAGGGGGCGGCAGGAAATGCAGGCGAGGCCGAGTTCCGACGCTTAGCGAAAGTCGGGAACGGAGCCTATTCCGCAAAGGACTTTATAGGTAAGCAAGTGGAGGTAGAAATTGCGCTCACGAAAATAGAAGACTATTCGGAAAAGGTAGTAGGCGGCTGGTTTCAGTCTAATCCAGTGGATTGCATCGTTCGCTATGCCGGGATCGAGGCGATGAAATATCAATGGGAGCAAGTCGGCAAGGTTAATCCAAAAGTTAGAGTGCAAAACGGGCGCGATAAATTAAAGACGCTAGTGGTTGAATGCCGGGAGCCGGTCGTAGGGGTGCAATGGCAATGTACGGTTAGAAGGTTGAGAGACGATTCGTTGATGGGCGTGAGTCCTGTTTTGTCGATTACCTTCCAGTGGCGCAAGTGAAATGATGATATGTAATCAGCGAGGTGTCATGCAGGAGATTGGAAAAGGGGTCGCGGCACTTTTAATTGTGATCATGTTGGCAGTGGTCGGGGCTTCTATTGCCTTGGCCAAGATGCTGGTAAGTGGCGAGCAAATTACGGCCCGTCTGGCTGTCGGGCGTGCGATTTTGGGGGGCGCGACTTCTACGGTTGCCGGCCTGGTATTGATGCGGTTTCCGGATATGCCTTTGCCGGCATTGGTGGGTGCCGGTTCAGTCGTGGGTATCTTGGGGGCGCAGTGGTTGGAGGCATGGCTTAAAAAGCAGGCCAATAAATTTGGCAGTTAGCAGTAACGCAGTTTAGTGAATTAAAAATGCCCGCAGATGCGGGCTTTGTTGTTTCTAAGGGGATGATATGGAATTGGTGCAAGCCGCAATGACTCAATTAGGCGTTGAGGAGCAGCCGCGCGGCTCCAACGATGGGCCGAAGGTGCGTCAGTACCTGCAGGCGGTGGGGATCGGGTTTCCTGCGGCCTGGTGCATGGCGTTCGTCTATTGGTGCGCCCAGCGCGCGGCGGATGAGACTGGCGCCGTCAATCCATTGTTGAAGACTGGCGGGGTATTGCGGCAATGGAACGAGCGCCCAGCGCTGCGCGTGAGCGCGCCGAAGCCTGGCGACGTGTTCATCATGGACTTCGGCAAGGGGCTGGGGCATACCGGCATCGTTGAGAGGGTGGATGGCGACAAGTTGCTGACGATCGAGGGCAACACTAACGCCAGCGGCGGGCGCGAAGGCTACGCCGTCTGCAGACGCGTGCGCAGCGCGAAGCTGTGCAAGGGTTTTCTGCGGGTGGGACTGTGAAAGGGCGTCTACGGGCCGCTGGTGGCGCTGTGGTTGTCCTGGGCTGGCTTGGGTCGGTCTGGTGGGCATATGGCCAGGGAGCTGACGCGATACGCCAGCAATGGGCAATGGCCGATGCGCGGCGAGGGGCGGCCGAGGCCCGCGCCGATCTGGAAGGCTACCGGGCTGAGACAGAACGGCTACATGCACTATCACAGCGGATTGAAGCCACGTTGAGCGCACTGCGCCAGGCGCAGCCAAAAATTATAGAAAGGTATAACCATGTCGTGGAAAAGCAGCCTCTGCCTATTGACTGTCGCCCTGGTGCTGACAGGTTGCGCGAACTCAATGCTGCCATCGAGGCCGCCAACGCCGCCGCTTCCGGTCAACTTGGCCAGGCCATGTCCGCAGCTGGAGCCGGTGACGGTGAATAATTGGGATGAGGTGGCAAGGGGATATATGAATTTGGCTATGCAGTATGGGGTGTGTAGCGCCCGATCTCTTCATTAGCTTGGTAAGTAAAAAAAATGCCCTGCGGGGCAGGGCATTTTTTTAGAATTGTGCTTCATCAAAATATGGATTTACTCGCTCTTTAAATTTATCTACCAATTCAAAAATAGTAGTGTGCGGGAAGTTAATCCTATGCGATGAGTATTCGCCATCTAGAGCGCTATTAATGCTATGGGACTTCTTATCTGTTTTTTGGAGAAAATTATCAAGGCCAACTTGGGATGTGATGTGGCAGAACTTTTCAAACTGATCAGCTGAGCATATGTAGTAATCAATAGTTGAATAGAGCGCCATGTCAAAGTTTTTGGATTTTAGCTTGGTTTCAATTTCGGCATCCATATCCAAAAACATACTTAAGCCGTCTAAAAACCATGGCTCAAGAGTGATAATAAAGACGACAATTTTTCGATCTGATAGGTTCCATGAGGTATGACCATCTGCAATGTCCTTGACATTCTTGCAGGTTTGAATTACGGCGTCAATGAGACGGGTTATAGCTTTTTTAAATTCTTCGCCACCTTGTGAAGATATGGCAAGCAGTGGCGCGCGATATGTTTTGCATTCAATGAGCAGGCATGTATTTTTACTGCCAATTAATGCATCAAATCCGTGTTTTTTATTTTTGTTTACAGTGTATGGTGTTTCTTTTTTTACTTCGTAATTGGAGGGAAAGGTTTTAGTAATGACATTAAAAATGTGATTCTCATATGAATGCCCGTAAGGATTGGAGAAGGTTGGATTTTTTACAAAATCAAAGTATAGACCTTCTGTTAGTCTCTTGTGAAGAAGAGAGGGGAAGGGGCATATTATTCTTCCGTTTTTTAATTTAATTAATGGGAAGGAACGAAGATGATTTTTTGTGTATGCCCATGAGCTATTGTATTCTTGGTCATTTTTAAGGCAGGCTCTAGTATTTTCTAAGTTGTCGATAAGCGCATAAAGCAATTTGTATGAAAGGTCTTTTGGAATGCCAATTTCGGTAAAGTTTTTATCGAGATCTATAAATGGGCTTTGTTTAAGAGAAACTAGCAATAGGTGAGAAATGAGGAATATATCTGTAGCATTCAGTCCATATTTTTCAAGAAGCAAAGCGGATATGTCTGGGTGTTTAAATATTTCATAATATCTTAGCATTGATCTAAATGGAATTCCTGCTTGCCATACAACCTGCTGATGCAATATTCTAAGTATGCCATTAAAAATATTAGATCGATCAAGATTTATGCCGTCAGCTGCATTGATGGTTTTACTTATGCCGTCGAGGATAGTTCCAAAGTTATGAAATTGGTCGATGCTTACATCGCCTTTTTCACTGCAATTTAAAACAAGTTCTTTTAAGGCAATTTCTAGTTGCCATGGAAATATTACCTCCCTGGGTGGAATATAGGTAGTTCCATTATAGAAATACCATGAAGCGCTGGGAAGTGGTGTATTATCACTTATGTGATTGGCATAGCGCCAGAATCCAATCAAAGATTTTTCAAGATCATATTTTTTAATTTTATTGCGAAGAGGTTTATACGTATCGAAAATGTTCATAGCTCACCATGCTAATTTTGATAAGGCCAATTTCGCCTGGATAGAAATCAGAGTGGCTATTATCCCTCTGTTTTTTTAGAGGTCTCGTTGTAATCGAATGTTGCACCTATTTCACGCATTTTTTCCAAGACTTGAAGAATTTCTTGTTCAGGCAGGGTAAGGCGTGCTGCAGCGTAAAACAGCATGTGCAGGCTCATTTTTCTTGGCTCTGCGCCGCCAGTGTATTTTCTCCATTGGCTACTGCCCGACACGCCCGCAAGGTGCGCCATGTCCTCGCCTTGAAAGCCAAGAGCTTTTCGCAGATTGGCAAGGTCGTCAGTGGTGGGGGCGGTATAGTTTTCGATAATTTTCATGTGAAAAAGCCTCGCAATGCGAGGCCCCTGGTTTATTTACATAAGTAGGCGAAGGACGTGTCTAGTTCTTCGTCGTAAACGATGGGTTCTTCAAGTCGTAAAGATTTCATTCGGGCAGAAAATGCCACCGCAGTATTCACATCGCGTGGAGTGCCTGAGATTGTGAATCTCTCATTTCCTTTCCCCCGGAATGTCCATTCTATTTCTGCGCCAGTTTCCTTTTTAATTAAGGATTCAATTTGCGCGCTCAGCATTTTCAGGCTGTGAATTTCTTGTGCGATGGAGCTTGCCAT